TAGGCGGCATCTACACCTGCAGAGTTTGAACCGGAGAGAATTAGTCATGGCCAAGGCAGCAGAGAGAGTCATCCCGATCGAAGACACCCCGCAGTTCGCGGACGCGGTAGCATCGGCCGTTGAGAAGGCACTCCCGGCACTGCGCGCCCAGATCCTCGGCAATCTGGCGAATGCCAGAACCGATGTAGGCACCGGACCAGCGGCGCAGCCGGGCGACCATGCGTTTGCCGAATCCATCGCCATGGCCATCGCCTCGCTCACCGATCAGGGCACCGGCCGCAAGCGTGTGGCCCCCGAGATCGTCCAGCAACGCATCGTCGCGCGCGAGCGCATGACGCAGATGATTATCGAGGCGCGCGCGGCGGGCACGACCCCGCAGTACAATCTGCGCAACAAGGTCTATCTCGACGAGCTCCTGGTCGAACCCGTCTGGATCGCGCCGGACCACACCCAGCGCCAGACCGTGATCGAATGGTCGAGCGTCCCGAATGAGGCGATGATCCCCGTCAATGACGTAGCCAAGGGCATCCACGCGGCGTTCATGGACTCGATCGGCAGTGTCGAGAAGCCGGCCCCAGAGGCAGCACTGCTCGGCGTCACCGCCGGCGGCCTTGTCGTGCGCAGCGGATCACGAGCCATGCGTCCACTCGCGGCGCTTGGCGAGCAGACCCATCAGCCGACCGAAGGCGGCCTCAACGTGCCGCATCGCAACAGGCCAGGACAGTTCGTCGAGACGCGCATTCTCGGCACCGTTATGGAGCCGGCGCGCCAGACCGCGTAAGTCCAGCCGTCAGGCTGAGAGAGGACAAGGATGGGAATCCCGGCACCAGCCGGAGTTGCGGCATCTGGTCTCCCTCCGCCGGGAGATCAGGCCAATGCTGTGTTGCAGGGCACGTTCGGTGTCGCCGGAATAACCCAACCATTCGCGTTTCGTGGCCCGATGAACCTGGCCATATGGACTTCCGTTGCCACCGCCCTCACGACGACGGCCGGTTCAATTGCGGCCTCGGTCGCAAGCGCCGCCGGCCTTGCAAACGGCTCCGCCATCAAAAGCGTCAATGTGCCGCCCGGAACGATTGTCAGCGGCCTCTCCGGCACCAACCTCAATTTGTTACTGCCGCCAGGATTTACGACGGCCGCCATCACGGTCACTGGCGCAGATGCCGCGGCGAGTTTCACCGACGCAGCGCTAAAATGGGACGCCACGGTGCAGGTCGAGCGCAGCTTCGACGGCGGCTATACCTGGCTGGTTTGCAACGCCGGTGGCACTGGAACGCTAGCCCAGTACATTGATCTTTCCTCGGTCTCACTGACATTCGGCGAGCCTGAGAGGAACGTGCTATATCGCCTCAACTGCATTGAGTGGACGGCCGGCCTCATCAACTACAGAATTTCACAAACAGGTGGTGCGGCCGAATCGCTCGCCATCGGGCCTTTATCAGGCGGATAGAAGGAACACGACGATGAAAAAATGGCTCCTCGGACTTGCCGCAGCATCGCTCCTGGCTACCGGCTTCGCCTTGGCCCAAGTCCCCGGCATGATCCTGACCTCGCCGGTCGTGGTCGGCGGGGTATTCTCCTTCCTGGGCGGCCCACAATCATCCGGCGTGCGCGCAACGGGCGGCACGTACACCTGCACGAGCTCTGGCACCATCACAGTCGGAAATACGAACGTCACAGCCAACTCGATCGTTGACATGACGCTCAAGACCGTGGGCGGCACTGTCAGCACGGCCCTGTATATCTCCACGATTACCGTGGGAACGGGCTTCACCGTCGTATGCGGATCCGGAGACACGTCCGTCTACAACTACCTCGTCCTCGGGTAATAACCCGCCCTGACAACGCCGATTAAAACGGAGATAGACCATGAAGCATCTTAATAAAATCCTGATCGGCGCGGCCATCGGGTTCCTCGCGCTCAGTGGAGCAGTCCTGTCGCAGGTGGTCACCTTGCCGCAGGTGCAGATCATCAACCCGACTGACCTGATGCAAATAATCGTCAAAGGTCAGCCAAGTGCGCAGTCGCAGTACGCGACACCGGCGCAGGTCACGTCTCAGATGGGATACTACAAGTCCATCCCGGCGAGCCTGTTCACCTTTACGTTTGCGAACAGCCAAAGTCTTGCAGCCTTCGTCCCTGCCGGGACGCTGGCCTACGGCTACGTGACGCTGGCACCGAACCCGTCGGACGGAGCGCAGGAGTGCATCTACTCCAAATCGGCGATCACCACGCTGTACCTGACCGCCAGCTCCGGGCAGACGCTCAACGATGCCGTGACCACGCTCGCTGCCCTTGCGCAGAATTGCTACCTCTACAGCGCATCAAATCTGACCTGGGATCGCAGCAAGTAATCAGATGGATAGGATAAACGGCATCTGGTCTTGGACCAAGCACCGCAAGATGGCGGTGCTTGGTTTCGTTGTCGCGGTCGCATACTGGCCCACGTTGCTATCGGCGGCCTTCGTTCCGAGGTGGGGCGCCATCGCTATCGGCGTCCCGCTGGTGTCAAAGCTCGACCCGCGCGAGGTACCGGAGTCGCTCCGGTGGCTTCTTTTATTTATCCTCACGCTCGCGGCTATTTCTACGACATGGGCCTCCCCTGATCCGATGGCGGGCTACCTCGATCTGTTCTACATCGCGCTGCTCTGTTTGGCATTCATCGCCGCCAGCAGCCTCGACAGCCTCGACGATGTCATGACAGGCCTCGGGGTTGGATTGGCCGTGTCGGCGTTTCTATCGTTGTATCAACTTTCTGGTCCGAGCGACCAAGGCCGCGACGGCATGTACGGCCAGGCCCCTACCGCGCTATTTTACAGCAGCGAAGTGTTTGCCGAGTTTGCCGCCATCGTTTTCGTTTGGGCGATTTTACGCCCACGCCCAGCGATCGCGCTGGCAGCGGGGCTACCCATTCTGCTCTGCAATTCCCGCATTGCGCTAGTGATTGCCGGCGCGGCGACGCTCTACGCATTCCGGCCGAATTCCAAGATCCTCACGGCTATCCTCTCAGTTGGGTTGGCTGTGATCGCAGTGGCGATGATCTACACTTTCGGCGAGGGAAGGCTTGGCACCGCCGGACAACGTTTCATCCTTTGGGGCGCTACCATATTAGCCTGGACACAGTTCGGCCACGGTCTCGGCTGGTTTCAGACTGTTCACTCTGATTTACAATTCGCCCACAGCGATGCCATCCAAGCCGTCGCCGAACTCGGTGTCGGGGCTTTCGCCGTCCTTATGATTCCGTTTATCGCGCTCAGGCGCAATCGAGGAAGCAATGCAGAGCGCGCAGCCTTCATCGCTGTTTGCTTCGAGGTCTTCGTCTCGTTCCCCCTCCACTTCCCGGCTACTGGCTTCGCTGCTGCTATGCTGGCGGGTTTTCTGGTTAGCAACCGGCGTCTGGTTCCTGTGGGCAACGCTGTCGGCGGAGTTCGAGATGGCTTCAGTATTCAACGGAGAGATGCAGCCTACCAAGGATCTCTTGGCTCGGGCCGATCACGCGGTTGCCAGGTTCCCGTTCGATCCGCACTTGCGTGGGGCACAGACCTACGTACACGAGAAGATCGCCTCCATCCCGTCACGTCCGGCGGATCCTGACAATGCCACCGGTAAGTGAATCACAGCGCAAGTGGGCGTGGGCCAACAAGGACAAGGGCGGCAAGGAAGGCGCTGCCGCCAAGGAGTTTGCGAACGCTGACAAAGGCGGTAAGTTACCAGCGAAGAAAAAGAAAAGTCCACTGTACGACCATCCACGAAGCAAGCGAAATGACTGAAGTGCCGATCATCCACATGACCCCCGTCAAATCGACTAATGTCGAGGCGATAGGATACGACGCGGCGCGCAGTGTGCTTCATGTCCGATTTAGAGGTGGATCGCACTATTCATACGATGGCGTATCCCCTGACCTTCACGCGCAGCTTCACGGCGACGGGAAGCCGGACCACTCGATCGGAAAGTTCGTCCACGAGAACATCAAGGGCAAATTTCCGCACAGGAAACACTGATGGCCAGTCTCACAATGGCCGATCTATCTAGCAGGACCACGCCAATGGCCGAACCGGCCAAGAAAAAGAACTGGATCAAAGCGGCCGTTCCGAAAGAGCGCCGCGGCGTGTTCAAGGAGAAGGCCAAAGAGGCTGGAAAGACGACAAAGGAATACGCCAGCGAGAAGGTCAGCGCGCCGGGAGAATTGGGCCGCGAGGCAAGGCTCGCCGAGAACTTGATGGGAATGTCCCACAGGCGTAAGAAGAAATCGCCGCTCTATGATCACCCGATGAAAAAGGACTGACGCCATGGCCAAGGAAGAACCGAAGAAGGAAGAAAAGCCGAAGGCGAAGCGGTCGTCGGCTCTCTACGACCATCCCTCCTCGGAAAAGCACCGCGACGGCGACGAAAAGAAAGAGGGCAAGGAGGGCAGCGCCAAAGAGGAGCGCACCGAGCCCAAGAAGGAAGCCGAAGCCGAAGGCGACGAACCCGCAGCAAAGTCGGTCCATGAGCGCCACGCCGAGGCGCGCGAAGCCATGAACAAGACGCACGAGACGGAACGGCGCGACATGCACGGCAACCACCGTGAGGAGCACCGCAAGATGAACTCGCGCCACGAAAAGGCGCACAAGGACATGGCCGACCAGCAGATGCAGGAGTTGGCGCAGGGCGCGGCGCCTGGTGGTCCGACGCCCGTGAGCCCGGCCGAAGGCGCTGGCGCGGCCGGTGGGGCCCCTGGTGGAGCTCCGGCAGGAATGCCCCAGCAACAGATGCCAGCGGCAGCGTAGGGACAGCCGATGCCTCTTCGCCCTATGAGTTCTATGGAGTTATCGGACGAGGATAAGATCGACGCGATCTGTCCGTTCCCCATGCCCATGCGACCGGACTACCCATTCGGGTTACGCATCACCCTGACCGACAAGGAACTCGACAAACTCAAGATTGATCACGCGGACGCCTTCGTCGGTGGTACCTTCCACGGCCACTTCATGGCCAGGATCACCAGCGTGAGCGCCGACGAGAACAGTGGCGGCAAGTCCTGCCGCTTAGAGGCTCAAATCGAGGATTTATCGATTGAAAGTGAGTCTGAGGAGGACGAAGATAATTAGATTATAATTCGGGGCGCCCTTTTGTTGCCCAAAAGGAACACCCCTAACCACTAGCAAACTGGAGATTTGCAAATGGCTAAGCTTAAGATGCCGTATCCTGTTCCTGGGTTCAAGAGATGCACGAAATGCCGAGAGGAAAAACCACTTGAAGGGTTTCATCCAGAACCGAGAGTTAAATCTGGCACGGCCGCTAAGTGTCGGGATTGCACTCTTGAGGCCCACGCCGCTTACCGGGAACAATATCCAGATCGGATTAAGGCATCCCGAGAAAAATACGCCGCAAAATTTCCAGAACGAGTTCTTGCGGCCAAAAGGTTCAGCGATCGGCGAATTGCATTGGAGCGGCAAGAAAAACGCATCGCCGCCGGCAAGCCGCTGCTTGAGCCAAGAGAGACTGAAGATGGCAGGCACTGTTCTAGCTGCCGCCGCCGAAAGCCAAAAGAACAATTTCCGCCCAATGCGGGAGAAAGAGACGGATTATCTTGCTATTGCCGAGACTGTGTAAACCGAAAGGCGCGAGAGCAATCAAAGAAGGAACCGACAAAACAATATCGCCGCCGCTACATGCGCGAATATGATTTGAAAAAGTATGGGATGACGATTGATGACTTTGAGACAAAGGTACGAGAACAGGACGGAAAATGTGCAATCTGCGCCGAGCAGTTAAAGTTTGGAACAGGAGGATGCGCGGTTGACCACGATCATGTATCAAACCGCGTCCGAGGACTGCTGTGCCGCCTGTGCAACGTCGGCGTTGGACACTTCCGCGAAAATACGGTTATATTATCACAAGCAATCGAGTATCTAACCAAAGGAGAAAACTAGCCATGCCCCCGCACGTCAACGACCACATCCCCGTTCCGGTGAACAGCGCGATCATTATGACATCGGAGCAGTTCAACGATCTGCAGGCGTTCCTTGCCGACCTGCACGGCAAAAACGAGCAGCAGCCAGCCGCAGGGCTGAGCGAAGAACAGTTTGCAGAGATGCGCAGGCTGCTCCAGCCAGGATTCGAACTCTCAGCGTTGATGCTGGCCGACTACAAGGCCCAGCACGCCTCCGCTGGCCCCACCACGCGCAGCATTATGGCTGAGGAAATGCCCGAAGCCGAATGGCGCACGCCCGAAGAAATCAACACGGGTGTCCCGTTCGAAGCGAACCGCGACGAAGTCCTCGCGAACCGCAGCGAGCGCGAAACGGAAGCCGGGGCCCTCCGGGACCGGCAAGGTCGGGACATCCAGCGCGATATCGAACGCCGGCGCCCTGGCTTCGAACCAGAACCCCCGAACCAAATCGGTCGAGATCAGGTCGTCCAGGGTGAAACCGAACGAGCGCGCACGGAGCGGCTCGAGCGGCAGTCGGCGGTCGAGAGAGATCGCCCGCTGTAAGTTGGGCGCATCGCTAAAGGAGCGCCTATGCGGCTCGCACGAGCTATTCTCGCCCTTGCCTTCCTCGCGACGGGATCCGCCGCGTGGGGGCAGGGCGCTCTCCTGCAGGGCGGAGCAACGACGCCCGGCCATGCTCCGATGTATGTCGGACAGGGCAACAGCCAGCCGGTGGTGCAGGACAGCGGGGCCGCAGGCGGCGGTGGCAACGGCTTAGGCCTCAGCGAGCTCCTACAGGTCAACCGTGGCACCGGCACTGGCCCCTTGGGGGCCCACAATTGCTTCTACGACAACCCGACGACCAATCCGGCCGGATATCACTGGCTCTGCATAGACGCCAACGCGCAGGGAGGCGCACTGCTGGCCACCGGCGCTGGCGGTGCGGCCTCCACGATCCCGCTCGCGTTCAACGTCAACGGCGTGGCCTATCAGTTCCCATTCTCGATCGGCGGCGTTGTCGGGCCCAGCGTCAGCGTCGTCAGCGATGCCGCGTGCTGGAACAACACAGTCGGAACGCTGCTCAAGGACTGCGGAGCGTTTGTCACCGTCGGCGGCACCAACGTCTGGACCGGATTGAACAACTTTACCGGGACGTTCCAGATCGGCACCACCACGCAGACCTTCCCCGCGAGCGGCAATATCGTAGGGACGTCCGATACCCAATCACTGACCAACAAGAGCATTGTCGCATCCGAGATTAACAGCGGCACCTTGCCCACAACCGTCATGCCAGGTTTGACCGGAGACGTGACGAGTTCGGCAGGTGCCGTCGCCACTACGATTGCCGCCAACGCCGTGACCAACGCCAAGCTCGCCCAAGGCGTGGCCAATACGGTCAAAGCGAACGGCACCGGCTCAACTGCCAACTTTACCGATTTCGCCATGCCGTCATGTTCCGCCAGCGGCGATGCGCTGCAATGGTTGACCAGCACAGGATTCCAGTGTGGCTCTGTTGCCGGCACCAGTGCCGGCTGGGGATTATCGCTGACTTCAACCGTGTTTTCGGTTTCGACGACGCAACCGCCTTACGGCTTTGACGTGCCGATCAATCTCGGGCTGACCGCAAGCGCGTCAGGCAGCGCGCTCACAATCAATCTGACGGGTGCCAACGGTTCGGCCCCAAGCAGCAGCAACCCGGTATCCATCCCGTTCCGCTCGACGACGCTGGCGACCGGCACCCCGGTATGGACGGCGGTTACCGGCGCGCTGTCTATTGTCGTCAATTCCGGTGCCACCCTAGGCACATCCAATTCGGTGCCGTTCAGGGTTTGGATTTTCGCGGAATATAACGGTGGAACTCCCGAATTGGGCGTAGCCGTCTGTAGTTCGGCCACGCAGATTTATCCCTGCACGTCGTGGGAAACTAACCGCGTTACATCGACAACAATTACAGGTTTGGCGGCAAGCTCGGGCGTGCTCTATGCCACAACGGGCAACAGCAGCGATGCCGTGCGTATCATCGGCTACTGTGATTATGCTTCCGGTCTGGCAACGGCCGGCGCATGGGCATCGTCATGTACGACGCTGCAATTGATGGGTCCTGGAGTGAAGAAGCCTGGCGACGTCATCCAAAGAGTGACCGCGAGTACGACAACCGCAGGCACTTCCACAAGCACTACATACGTCGCTCTAACATCCGGCACCACGATAGCAATTACGCCGACGGCCTCCATGGATCTTATCAAGGTCGAAATGTCAGGAACGATACATAATTCCACTAGCGGTACCGCCGCGGTTCAGATGTCGAGGGGTGTGGTAGCGGCGACTAATTTGATTGGACCAGTAGCCGCGAATGACGGCGCTATCATATTTGTTCCAGCTAGCATGTGGGCCTACGATCTTCCCGGAGTGGTTACCGCTACCACTTATGCCATACAGGGGAAGATAACGACTGGAACAGTCAGTTTCCCGGTAAGCGGCGATCAGGCTGTATTCTCGGCCACGGAGATCATGGGCGCGCTCGACAAACCGGCCAACGACAACGGATCGCAAGAACAGCGCATGACGGGGTGACGATGAATGAGCGTTACCTCGAACGACGTCGCAAATCAGGCAATCACCGCGATGGGCGGCAATCAGCCCCTAGTCGTCGGCAACGCGCCTAACTTCGACAATTCCACAGCAGGCAAGGCTCTCGCCAGGATATACACCCCGTGCGTGCAGACGGTCATGCGCGAGTGGGAGTGGGATTTCTCCCGCAATACGATCGCGCTCGTGGTGACCGGCAACGTTGCTCCGTTCCCTTGGACGCAGGAATACGGCTATCCGCCGAACGGCATCCAGGTCTGGCAGTTGGCGCCGGCGGTGCTGGCAGACGCGAATAATCCTCTGCCAATCAACTGGGAGATCGCCAACGCTGTCGTCAGCGGCACGCAGGCGCGTGTCGTCCACACGAACCTCGCCAATGCGCTGGCAATCTATAATAACAGCCCGAGCGAAGCGACGTGGGACGCGCTGTTCCGCGAGGCCGTGGTCCGACTGCTGGCGAGCGAACTCGCGATCGCCATCGCCGGCAAGCCGGAGACGTCGCAGCTTATGCTAGAAAGCGGCAGCGCCTTCGAATCGTTGGCTGAGCAGAGGCAAGGCTGATGGCAAGCAATAGCCCAGTACAATCGCCTGCAGACGCAATTAACGTTGCTCTCCGCCGCATCGGATACAAACTTAGAGTTGCGAGCCTATACGACGGATCGAAGGCGGCAATTACCGCTCTCGATATCTACGCGCAGACCAGAGACGAAATCCTGCGCCAGAACGACTGGACCTTCGCCGAGCGCAACATCTCCATGGTGCTGCTCAAGCAGGCGCCAGCCGGCGGTTACATCCCGCCGCTCACATGGTCGAGCGCCTATCCGCCGCTGCCGTGGCTGTTCGAATACGCATGGCCGAACGATTGCCTCAAAGTAAGAGCGGTCAAACCGGTGCCGCTGTTCGTGCCGGAGTTTGATCCACAGCCGTGCGTCTTCGGTATCGAGAACGACAACTCGCTCAGCCCGCCGGCCAAGGTCATCACATGCAACGTGCCGAGCGCCGTGCTAGTCTACACCGGACAGGTGACCGACCCGACGACCTGGGAGGCCGACTTCGTGGAAGAATTCTGCGCTGCGCTCGGGCGCCGTCTTGCAGCCGGTCTAGTCGGCGGAGAGATCGCCAAAATGGAAGCGAGCGACGAAGCGCAAGCGATGAACACGGCAGAGATGCAGGAGGGCTGAACCTAAAATGAGTTCGCTCCCTACTGATATAGCAAATCAAGTTTTGGATGCCATTGGATACCCAACGGCAATCGGAGATTTGCAGGAGGGTACTCGCCCTGCACAGGTTTTATTAAGAGCGTACGGCCAATGTTTGCGGCAGCTTACCAGAGCGGCGCATTGGGATTGGTGTCGAAAGACGGCACCTCTCACCCTGCTCGCCGATGCGACAGGCCAGACACCAAATGTCGGAACGCTCGTTCCGGTCCCATGGACTTACGAATATGCGTATCCTACTGACTGCGCGAAAGCGCGCTTCATCCCGTGGAACCAAGGCGCGAATAACCCAGGTACGCCGACCGGTAATATCGTCCCGGCCAACGCCGGCGCGCCGATCGTAGCCAGCATGGGGCAGCAGCCGCTCACCGGGCAGCGCATCACGCCGGCGCGCTTCACGATAGCGACGGATCCGAATTACGCGCCACAAGCAGGCCAGATCACCTGGGAAGTGCAGGGATTGAGTCCGCAGGGTCGGACCGTTGTCCTGACCAACGTAGCGAACGCGCAAATGGTTTATAGCGCGATCATGCTTTATCCGAGCCTGTGGGACGCGCTGTTCAGGGGAGCATTCGTCGCCTACCTTGCAAGCGAAGTCGCGTTGCCTCTCTCCAGGGACAAGAGATTCGGCCTGCAACTGCGCAGCGAGCAGATCAAGATCGCGCAGATGAAGATCCAGCAGGCGCGCGTCACAGATGGAAATGAAGGTTGGAGTTCGGCAGATATCACCGTCGACTGGATGAGGTTCCGCAATGTAGGCGGCGGATACGGATCGTGGGGAGATGGCGCCGGTGCCGGGCCAGGCGTTCTCGGCTATGGCTGGGACAGCATCGGATTTGCAGACGGCAGCTCGGCATATTAGAGGTTAGACCGTGGCCGTCCCCGTTCAGCAATCTGCCTTCACAATCGGCGAGGTCAGCCCGGCGCTGTTCGGTCGCTTCGATCTTGCGCGTAACCATCTAGGTGCGTCGACGTTTAGAAACGCCTTCGTCAGTTATCGCGGGGGGTTCTACAGCCGAGCAGGGACCGCCTTCGTCGGATTCTCCAAGCAGACCGGACGAGCATACCCGCCGCGGCTGATTCCATTCCAGTTCAACATCAACCAAGGCCTCGCACTCGAATTCGGCAATCTCTACATGCGAGTGGTCTTGAACGGCGCATTCGTCACCGAGAGCCCGTTCGCCATCACCGGCGTGACCAACGCAAATCCAGCCGTCGTATCATTCCAGGCGCTAAGTACAGGCGTATCGGCGACCTCAAACAATGGCGCCGTCACCTCGTCCTACGCGCGCGGAGATTTTATCACGCTGGCTGGAGGCACTCCTGTCTCGCCGTCTCAGATCCAGATTGTCACTACATCGCTAGTAAATCTGGGGCTTCTCGCCGCCGGGCTTGGCTACGCGATTAACGACAGGATCACACTCCAGGGGGGCATATCAGCGCCGCCTCCGGTACTCACAGTCACGGCCATAGGATCAGGCGGGGCCATTACCACATTCGCTATTTCGAGCTCGGGATCCTTCACCAGCAACGGGCCGGGTACCTTTACACAAACCTCAACCACGGGCATCGGAGCCGGCGCCACGTTCCAGAACGGCATCTTCGGCCCGCATACCATGACGTTCACTGTTGTCGGCGGCTATTTGGCAGTCCCATCCAATCCAGCCAACCAGAGCAGCACGACTGGCGCTGGCGCGGGGGCAGCTTACAATGTCGTGTGGGCGACACCGGGCGCGCTCGTCAACGGAGACTGGGTCCAGATCGCAGACGTCGAAGGCATGACGCAGATAAACGGACAGACTTATGTGATTTCGGCGCTGGGCCCGGCAACATTCCAGATCAATGACGTCTATGGCAACGCGATCAATTCCACCGCATTCGGGGCTTGGACGGCAGGCGGCAGCGCGTCGCGCATCTACACGCTGTCAACGTCCTATGCCGAAGCCGACCTGTCTTATCTAAAATTCACGGAATCAGCTGACGACATGTCGATCTGTTGCGTCAACCAGCAGACTAGAACCGAGTACCCAGCGCTCGACCTCTCGCGGCTAGCAGACGACAATTGGATATTCACGGATGTCGTGGCGGCACCGAGCGTCGCGCCGCCACCAAGCATCACCGGAGCCGCCAGCGCCAGCGGCAGCGTTGATTACAATTATGTCGTGACTGCTATCGATCCAAACAACGGCACTGAGAGCATCGCGTCTCTAATTGCGGACATTCCAAGCGCGGTCGATATTGCATCGACAGCCGGCTCAATCACGATCACCTGGGCGATATCACCGACACCTGGCGTCAACCAGTACAACATCTACAAGGCAACGCCGGCATATCTCAGCGCCGTGCCGACAGGCTCCCAATTCGGCTATGCCGGGATGGCGTTCGGAACCCAGTTCGTCGATTCCAATATCGTCGCGGACTTTACGCAGGTGCCACCCACACATCAAAATCCGTTTGCACCTGGTCCGATCACCGCGGTGACGGTCACCAATGGCGGATCAGGATCGTCCTTCACCTGGACGATCACGAGTTCGACAGGGTCTGGTGCTGTGCTCGCCCCGGTCGTGGTGAGCAGCGTTCTGGTAGCCGTCCTCGTCTTGGACGAGGGGCAGAATTATCTCCCAACGGACACGGTCACGTTCAACAACAGCGCGGTGGGGACACTGACAATTGGGCCAGAAGTAGGCACCTATCCTGGAGCGGTTGCGTATTATCAAGAGCGGCGAGGATACGCGAGCACGCTCAACCAGCCAGACACATACTTTTTCTCGCAGCCTGGAGCATTTACAAATTTCGACAGTAGGATCCCGACAATCGGCAGCGACGCCATCATCGGTGCGCCTTGGTCGGTCCAGGTCAATGGCATCCAGTTCATGATCCCGATGCCAGGAGGCCTCGTGGTACTCACCGGCCTATCGGCTTGGCAATTGACGGGGACGGGCGGCAGTTCACTCAATCCCCAGCCGCTTGAGCCAGCGACCCAGCAGGCGCAGCCGCAGGCCTATAACGGATGCTCGGCCACGATCCCGCCGATCAAGATCGACTACGACATTCTGTACGTGCAGGCCAAAGGCTCGATCGTGCGAGATTTGGCATACCAATTCTACACCAACATCTATACCGGCACGGACATCACATTGAACTCGTCGCACCTGTTCACGGGATTCACCCTCAAGGAATGGGCGTGGTGCGAGGAGCCATACAAGGTCATGTGGGCGGTGCGAAACGACGGCACGCTGCTGTCGCTCACGTACCTCAAGCCGCAGGAAGTGGCTGGCTGGGGCCGCAGCGACACCAACGGGTTCTTCGAGAGCGTCTGCTCAGTGACGGAACCCCCGGTCGACGCGCTCTACGTCGCCACCCAGCGATTCCCAGGCGCAAATACCGCCTACATGATCGAACGCATGGACAATCGGATATGGGGGCAGGTCGAGGATAGCTGGTGCGTGGATTGCGGCCTGTCGCTGCCGCAGCCGGAACCAGCGGCGAACCTGACGATGAGTTCCGCGTACGGCCTTGGGGCATGCTCTGGCGTCACTGTCCTGGTCGGCGGGGCTAATTGGTCGGCCGGGACCACGGCGACGGTCGTCGATGCACCAATGCAGCCAGAATCGCCAGGAGGGCCAGGGGCAGGAGCGGTGCCGGTTCTAACGATCGTCGCCGGCGTCATCACCGCGATCAGTTTTGCTCCGGCCGGCACCGGCTATCTCAACCCCATGCTGGTATTCAACGATCCATCCAATACCGGATCAGGAGCATCCGCCACGATCACGCTCGACAACAGCGCGACGTTTAGCGCTGACGCCGCTGTCTTTGCTATCGGCAATATCGGATCGGTCATCCGCGCCGGCGGCGGCATCGCCGTCATCACGGCATACACAGACAACCAGCACGTCACCGCGAACATCCTCTCGCCCATTGCCCAGAAGATCCCGAATTCAGGCGGCGTCCCACGGAAGCAGCCGTCAGGCTTCTGGACGATGACAGCACCGGTCATCACCATCACCGGCCTGAACTATCTCGCCGGATCCACCGTGACGGGACTAGCCGACGGCAATGTTGTGCCGCCGACGGTGGTCGCGGCAAATGGAACGATCAACCTTGGCACCGCGGCCAGCGCCGTGACCATCGGTCTAGGATTTAGAGCGCAACTCCAGAGCCTCTATCTCGATGCCGGAGAACCGACGGTGCAGGGAGCCCGTAAAAAGGTCGCCGCAGTCACCGCCAGGATCGAGTGCTCTCGCGGCCTTAAGATCGGAAGCAACCAGCCAGATGGGTCGACGCAGAGCCCGGTTGAGGTCGATGTGGCGTGGGGCAACCTGACCACAGTACCAGACGACGGCCCGAACTTCCCGCTCAAGCCGTACAATGCACTGGCTACGCCATTAAGGACTGGCGATATTCGGATTCCTTTGGGCGGAGGATTTGCCACGCCGGGCCAGGTTTGCATCCAACAGGACTATCCGCTTCCGATGCAGATATTGAGCCTCGTCTCGGAGGACCTCCCAGGAGACACGCCACAACTCAAAGCGCCACAGCGGCAGGAACGTGCTAAGCAGTGACCATGACCACGCGATTTGAAATCATCGAAGCAAAACCGTGGCATTGCGGGGCCATGACCAGGATGCTGCGGCTCGAACACCAGAAGGCCGTGGCAATGATCGGCATCGATTCACACAGGGAACTGCGCGGACGGTTTGACGACTCGACATTCCGAAGGGCGTGGATGATAGACGGGAAACTAGCTGCGCTCGGCGGCGTCACCGGCAGCAGGTTGTCGTCGATCGGATATATCTGGCTCGCGTTTTCTAGCGCGTCGACGAAGTATCCTATCGAGATGGTCAAAGAATCGCGTCGACAAATGGCTGCGATTATGACGGTCAAGCGGCGCATCTACACCACGATCCTCGACGGCGACACTGCCGCCAAGCGGTTCGCAATCTTTCTCGGATTTGTGCCGGCCGACGACGAGATGCAGCGGCCGGCCGCATCAAGGTTCGGGCGCGCCGAGTTGAACCGCAGGTTCGACACCAACAGCGAGGCGAGAATCCCGATCGGGGCCAGTTTCGCTGTGGCGATGGCATATCGAGCGCAGGAGTCCGCCTAGATGGCTTTCGCACCGCTTATGCTAGCCGTCGGGGCGCTCGGCGCCGGCGTGTCCGCCGTCGGCGCGATCGAGGCGGGGCAAGCAACTGCAAATGCCGCCAACTACTCCGCTCAAGTTGCACAAAACAACGCGACGATCGCTGACCAGAACGCCAACTATTCAATCGCCGCTGGTCAGCGCAAGGCGGCCGACAACAGCATGAAGAACGCTTCCAACATAGGCCGCATCAAGGGGGCACAGGCAGCCAGCGGGATCGACGTAAACAGCGGCAGCGCCGAAGACGTCCAGGTCGGGAACAGGGAAACCGGAGAACTCGACAGCGAGACGGTGCTCAACAATGCGCAGCTGCAGGCCTACGGATATAGATCGCAAGCCACCGGCTTCACGGCACAGTCCGGGCTAGATACGATGACTGCCGAACAGGCTCCGATCGGGGCTGATATCGGCGCAGGCGGTTCATTCCTGAGCAGCGCATCCTCGCTCGGCTACAAGTGGTCGCAGATAAGCTAGGAGATAGCGTGGCTCAAGTCCCAGACAGCGCAGGTGTTCAGCAGGTCGAGCCTGACGCAAGGCCGCCAGCCGATTACCAAGAAATCAATGCAACGCCGGCATCATTCGGTGGCCTGATTGCACAGGGCGAAGAAAAGGCCGGTGCCGGCGCAACCGACGCAAGCAATAATCTATTCAACATCGCCGACTTCCAAGGAAAGGTGAACACCGACGACCAGGTCAACAAGTGGGTCGAAGGCAACAACAAAATTCTCTACGGCGACCCAAGCAAACCTGCTGTTGGCCCAGATGGCCAGCCGGTCATGGGTCCAGACGGCAAGCCGCAGCCCGACCGTGGTTTTATGGGACTGGAAGGCCGAGCAGCAGCAGACAAACGAGAGGAGACGCTACAGGCGCTCGAAGACCAGCGCATGGCCGGAAGAAAGAACCTGAACCCAAAAGACCAGATCCTATACGACGAGCAGACCCAGCGCATGTATGGCATCGCCGAGCGCGAGATGGGCCAGCATGCCGATACGCAATGGCAAGTATGGGCTGGTGGGGTCAACGGTTCCGGCGCGAGCATCGCGCTCAGCAGTATAGCACGCACGCCAGACGACTTAGAGCAGTTCAAGCACAACACCAGCGACCTCATCAACTTTCGTGTCCAAGAGGCGCAGATCAGGTACGGCAATGACCCGACCATACTCAAGCAGGTTGAAGACGAAGCCAAGGCCGAGGCGACCACGGCGAGGCTGCAAGCCATCGCGGTCAAGGATCCGCAAAGAGCCCTCGATCTGACCGACCAATACAAAAACACGCTGAGCATCGTCGATAAGAAAACCGGGCAGTCGTTCTACGATGCACTGTCCGGACAATTCCGTGCTCGAGCAGATCAGCAGACCGGCATTGCGGCCGGCACCGCCGCCATCAAGTCGACATACCAGCAGGTACCCCCCACCTCGAATATGCTGCCGGTGCTCAGCAGCGTGGGGGAGCCGTACGGGATATCTGGGAGCTACCTGCTGCGCACTCACCAACTCGAGGGCGATGGCACCAGCTCGACCGGTGCGAAGGGCCCGTTTCAGTTCGTGGACAAAACCGCCGCCGAGTACGGAGTTAAGAATCCGTACGATTTCGTATCGTCCGCAACCGGAGCCGCCCAACTTGCGGCCAATAACAAAGCACAGCTCACGACTTCATTCGGTCGTCCCCCGACCGACGCCGAGCTCTACCTTGCACACCAACAAGGCGCGACCGGCGCAGCGAAGCTGCTCGCCAACCCGACGGTGCGAGCAGGCGACGTGGTCGGGGATCGGGCCATAGCCGTCAACGGTGGTGATCCGAACAGACCGGCATCTGAATTCACGGGAATGTGGACGGCCAAGTTCAACGGTGCGCCCGGGGCCCTGTCGCACGCGCGCAAGGCAAGCGCCTATCAGACCATCGCATCGGATCCCAATCTATCCGAAACCGCTCGCGCCCATGCATTCCAGTACGTCAACCAAACCATCGCAGCGCAGCAGATAGCCCAGGAATCCGACATCAAAGCCCAAAAGATTGCGAGCGACAACGCAGCCAACGGTTATGTCCAGCGAATGCTCAAGGGCGACTTTAACGGTATCACGCAACAGGTGGCCGACGATCCAAACCTAACGTGGGAGACAAGACGATCTCTCGGGGATGCTGCGATCGCGCACGGTGGTGACGATACCCAGCAAGCGACCCAAGCCTACGGTGCCGGGTTCTGGCCGGCTTACAAGGCGATCCTGGCCGATGCCAGTGACCCTGGCCGTATCAGCGAGATGCACCAGCTGCTCGAGCGCGCCGGCCCTGGTGCCGACCAGGACCAAAAGCTGACGCTGGCTGGTGTCGAGAAACTCAACGGCGTGATGACCCAGAACCGCAAGAGCGTAGACGACCAGGCCGCAAATCGAGCGAAGCTGGGCCTGATGACCTACGCCAAGGGCAAACTATCGTTTGAGCAGGACACCGGTCCAATCAAAATCAGGGATCCGGAAGGAGAGCGGCTGTTCAACGCGCAGTTCATTCCCAAGTTCGAGGCCGGCTACGAGCAATGGACCAAGGCGGGAAAGAATCCGTGGGATTTCCTGACGCAGAAGCACGTCGACGAGATGCTCACCGGCATGCGCGACAAGACCAAGATGCAGATGGACCGCATGGCCGCGATGGGTGAGGCGGTACCGGAGGACAAGAACGCACCGGTCCCGCCATCGCCAGATGGCGTCGACGCCAAGGCATGGGGCGGCGTGATTGCCGACAGACCAAAGACCGAGGCTGGCGACCCGGTGCCGCAGGGCGTCTGGGCCACCGCGGTGGGTATGCTGCTCAAAAACCCGACGCCAGAGACGGTCAAGATGTTCAACGCATCGAAGTTCGGCCGGGCCGGATACGACGGGCAGAAGATACTGGATCAATTGCGGCCAGCGGCGGCGGGAGCGGCACCGACGGCAGATCAGGGGCCGGCTCTGGTGGGATCATTGGCAGGCACCGCGCACGCGCGAGAAGTATTCGAAAAGCTCGGGGTGAAATACTAAGATGGCCGAACCTGCCCTCAAGCAGGACAACGATCCTTCGTCGGCTCCGCCGTCCGCGAATCCATTTGATCAAATTGACCCCGGTGGCCAAGGCGGGCAAGCCGCGCCGAGCGCCAATCCGTTCGACGACGTCGGGCCAAAACTGGCCGATAACTCGTCCACGTTCGGCGCTTTTCGGCGTGGCATAGAACGCAGTGCTGTTCCCGCTATCGGTTCGTTCCCGGCCATAGGCGCCGGAGCGGAGGCCGGCGCGGCGGTCGGGGCCGCGGTTGGCGGACCGCTTGCTCCGATAACCGCTCCGGTCGGCGGCCTGATCGGCGGCATAGCCGGCGCCTACCTCGGGTCCACGGCACTGAGCAGCGTGCAGAATTGGGCCCTATCGAAGATGCCGGATTCGTGGCGCGAAGCCATCGGCATGGATGATCGCCAGGAGAAGCTAGACGAAGGCCAGCATCCAATTGCGTCGTTCCTCGGCGGACTGACGCCATACGCCATGACCATGCGACCGGGCGCTCTGGGAATGAAGGGCCCACAGCTTGCGGAAAATGCCACCGCCATGCAGCGCATCATGGCCAATCCGGTCACCGCCAGGGTGTTCGGCGGCGCCGCGATGGGCGGCATGGAGTTGGGGAATGAAGCAGGATCCGGCGAGAGTCCGGACTGGACCAAGGTAGCGATCGCCACCGGCTTCGGCCTGGTGTTCAACAAGCCGACCACACTCGGGGAAAGTCTGACCGAGATCGGCGCCAAGCCCGCGCGCGGCATCCTTGGGCGGCCAGAACCGACCGCAGCAGCGCCGCCAGCAGCCGAGCCGACAGAAGCGCCAGCGGCCGAACCATTGGCACCAGCGGTCCGCCCAGCCGGTATTACGCAAAGGGAATGGAACGAGACGCTGCTCGGCCAGAAGCCGCCGACGGTGGCACAGGCGGCCGACGTCAATGTGGCCGGACCAGGCATCACGGAATCAACATTCCTCGGCGGAGAAGAACGCTCGCCGGAGGCGGCGCTCACGGCACACGATACCGCGCGCGCCGAGGATTCTGTCATCGGAGAGCCGAAGGTCCCCGATGTGAACGACATCGCGCGCCGGATCGAACCGGAGACGTTCGAGCGCTACGACGAACTCACCTCGCGTGCGAACGAATTCCGGCGCTGGATCGACGAGTTCAACACCCCGCC